ATCCTGACCGACGCGCATTAGCCAGCCCTGCGTCCCCGACAGGGTAAGTCCCTCGAACTCCGTGCCCGCCGCTGCTCCCGCGAGGAAGATGCAGCCATCGGCGTGGTGGTGCAGCGCCTGGGCCTGTGCGTTGTCGTCGGAGTCGCCGCCGAAACGCTGGATGATCTTCGTCGAGCCGTCGACCTTGGACATCGTGATGAGGCACGCTTCCGATGGGTCCGTTGACCAATCCGCGCCGCCGATGTAGCCGCACACCCGTACAAAGTCGTCGGCGATGACCTGGTTGCCGTTGCCCGTCGTGATGAGGCTGGGGAAGAGGTAGGAGTGGCGGGCGTTGAGGTCGACCGTCCAGAGCACCGTCCCGCCCCGGTCGTACTTGGTCAGGACGTTATCTAGCAACTGATACAGGTTGTAAGCGTCGTCAACGGCCCAATCATCAGTCGGGAAGAAGTCGGTGATCGTCACCGTGTCATCTAGGTTGGCGTCACGGTCGAAGCGCAGGATCGTGTCGGTGCTCTGCTGAACCATCGCGAACTCGCCCGATGCTGAGCGGCGCATGGAGTCGCCCGGGTCGGTCAGGCTGGTCTCGGTGACGAGTGAGCCGTCAAGCGTCTCGCGCACTTGGATGGTGTCAGCACTACCGCCACCACCGCCGAAGCTCGCGTTGAGACCGATGGTGTAGCAGCGCAGGTGAACGCCGCCGCCCGTATACGAGCCACCGCCATAGTCGCCGGTCAGGTCTGCGACACCGAAATACTTATGGCCTGAGCCGTCAGTGACGCCTGTCGAGCGGTTGGTCATGCCGCTCGGCGTGAACGTGTCGACGTTGCCCGCCGCGGTAGATAAGACGCCAACCACGCTATCGCCACTCGATTCCGCGCCGATCGTCACCGGCTGCGTCGTGGCGCTGTGGAACGTCGTGCCGGCGATGATCGAGGAAGTGTCGACGTTGCGGTAGACGACGACACAGAGCGTGCTAATTGAGCCGGTCCAGCCTGAGAACGGCAGCACCGTGTCGCCCATCTGGAGAACGCGCGTGACGAGAGCCATACCCAAGCCCGCTGGCTCGTCATGGCGGACCAGCGTCCAGCCAGACGGCGCCGCCGTGATGCCGCCGAATGTCGCATCCCGCGCGATACCGAGCGCCACGTCGCCAACGGCCCAGCCTGCTGGCAGCGTGCAGTTTCCGCCGGTGCTCTCGTTGATGCCGACGTACTCGACGGACACGCCGCCCGTCACCCAGAAGCGGCGCGCGTCCTGCGTCTGCGCCGCCAGCGCGGTGATGCCGGATGTGATGTCCCAGCGTTGGACGCCGGTGTCTCTGCGGTAGGCCTTGTCGCCGAGACACAGCGGCACATAGGTTCCAGGCTGATGGGTGACGTAGGGCACACCGCCCGACGCGCTGACTTCCCAGACCTTTGTCTGGAGGTCGACCCGGAACTTCGCGAGCGTCGAGCCGTCGTGGAGATATATCGCATCGTCCGGGCCGGACTCCAGCGATAGCTCGCTATCCAGATCGGTGAGCACCACCGCACGGCCGCAGCCGCCGCCGTCGCCATTGCCATCGCTGCCGCCAGTGTTCGAGAGGTCGATCTGCGGCCGGCACGTCAGGCGATCGGCGAACTGGACGGTGAACTCCGCAGTGCCGCCCAGGTCGTTGGGCTGCATGTAGCGGATGCTGATCTGGCTGATTACGAAGTCGTCGTCGATGGAGTGCGTCGAGTTGACGATGTGCACCGTCTGGCCGGAGATCAGGCCCGCTGTCCAGGTAGTCAGCGTGCCGGAGACCTGCGCGGTGCCGATGCGCTCTAGCTCCGCGTCGGCGATGGCCTGGATCGTGTCCAGGTCCTTGACGCCGCTCGCGTTGACGGAGCGCTGCCTGCCGCCGGATGGCGTGCTCGTCGGGCGCCATGCCGCCACGCCGTCGCCCTGCGCCCAAACGTCGTCGGCGCGCTCCGTGGTGTCGCTGTCCAGCCGGAAGTTGGCGTAGGGAAATGTCGTCGACAGGTCGGGGCTCGTGGACAGGTCGAAGTCAGAGGCGAAGGTGGTGTCGGCGAGGTAGAACTGGAGAGCCTTGTCAAAGTCGATGTAGAACACCGCCCCGACGATGCCCGCGATGTGCTGGAGCGCCTCGCGCTTCGAGTTTCCGGTGTAGTCGTAGGCCGGCAGCATCGTGCTGATCGACTCAGCCGCGCCATTGGTCAGGTCGAACGTCGGTGCCACGCCCATGATCCACGCGATGGCATCGTCGACAGTCTCCGCGTCACGTTTGGCGTCGGTCAGGATCGTGTCGTCGAGCCGTGCCGTGTAGTCCCTGGCCGAGAAGGAGTAGTTGTCGTTCGCCGCGATGTCGAACTGCGAGCGCGTGTAGACGCTCACATCGCCCGCGAACACCTTGCCTTCCGAGCCGCCTGACGGCGTGTAGTAGACGATTACCTCGTGCTCATCGTCGAGCACATCGTCGCCACTGATCTGGCCGGTGAACGTCGCCAGCTGGCACGGCTGCGAGTTGGAGACGTTGATCGTGTCGGTGATCGGCCAGAAGTCCGCCGCCGCGGTTACGTCATTGAAGCGCCACGAGCCGGTCATCCGGCCACTGCGGCCTGGCGCATCGCTCCCCGTGTCGTCTGGCGCAATCGCAGATCAAGCTCGCGCTGGAGCGCGTCGAGACCCGCGGGACCCGCGAACATGCCGTTGATCGTGAAGCTGTTGTAGACGTTGACGACACCGCCGCCAGACCAGCCATGACTGCCAGTCGCTTTGGGCTTGGGAACGACGGTTCCGGGCGTGTCGGGTATCCACAGTTCCGCACCCGTTTCGCCGACGATGCCCGGCTCGTTGGCGGCCATGTGACCGCCCATCGCGTGGTGTGGTAGTCCGTGTCCTGGAGGCGGTTCTTTTCCGCCGCCCTGATAGCCGGGGATGTTGACCTTGTTGCCCGACCACTGCTGGACGTAGCCATTGGCCCAGTGCTTGGCTGTGTACGCGCCAGCGTCGTAAGCCTTGCCTTCGATCAGTTCCCACTGGTGCTCGAGCGCCGTGATCTGCTGATCGAGCACGTTGTTCATCTCGTTGCTATTGCCAGCCAGTCCGCGGCGGTACTGGAGCATCGTGATCGCGCCTTCGAGCATCGCCGTGTCGGCCTCATCCTCCAGCGGGTTCTGGATGGCGTAGATGACCTTCTTCATCGCCGTGTCGATTACGTCGGTATTGCCTTCGAGGGTCGACGCCAGATCGTGGTCGATGCTCCGCGCCGAGTCGTCCCAAATCTTCTGATCGGACAGCGCCTTCGCCGCGTCCTCGGCGGACATCTGCGCCGCATGGACGAACTGCGGCAGCTTGTCACTGAATGCGCCTACGGCAGCCTGCGCGGCACCCGGCCAGATGTCGTCCCACGTTCCCGCGACTTCCTGCGCGGCATGGGCGAACTGCGGCGACGTCTTGATGAGAGCCTCTGCCGCGGCCGCACCCGCACCCTCGCCCGCCTTTTTCCCGAGATCCTCGAGCGTGTTCTGAAACTGCGTCCCGAGGATACCTTCCATGTGATTAGCGGCGAGAGCCTGATACATCGTGGAAAAAATGGTGTTCGAGAACGATCCGCTGTAAGCCTTCGCCTGGGCTTCGCCCATACTTTGTACCGCGGCGTCGGCCTTTTGCCCTGCCTGATCGAACGCATAGGCAACGGCTGCGCCAACAGCGACCGCGGCAGCGGGTCCGAACGCAGCGCCCAAAGAACCGGCAAGTCCCTTGCCGCTACTGGCCGCAGCGCCTGCTGCCGCCGTGCCGCCCATTGCCTCGCCTTCGGCCACGCCTTCCGCTTCGCCGGTTGCGGATGCCGCAGCAATCTTCTCGGCGTCCTTGGCGCCAGCGCCCGCAAGGCTCGCCTCGCCTGCCGCCGTCGCCTGAGCCTCACCTTCGGCTGCGCCCTCGGCTTCGCCCGTAACACCAGCGGCGGCGATTTTCTCAGCATCCTTAGCGCCCGTGGCCTCCAGTGATGTCTCGGCCGAGGCCGTCCCCTGCGCCTCGCCTTCCGCTGCGCCCGCAGCCTCTCCTGCAGTAGCAGCGGCGGGCAGCATCGCCCCCGTGAACTTCGTCCAGTACTCGCCGACCTTGCCTTGGATGTCTTTGCCGATGTCCCTGATCGGATCCACGACTTCGGCCACCGTCTTGAGGTCTTGGATAGTGCCCGAGAGGTTGGTTCCCGCGATGGTGTCGATAGCGCCTGCAAACGTGCTGATGCCGCGCGTCTCACGGTTCAGGAGACGGGAATTGCGGCTCATCTCCTGGAGCTTGCCGCTTACTGAGCCAAGGCCGGAGCTCAGAGCGGATGAGCCGAGTCCCTTCATGTTCGACTGAACCAAGCCGATATCGCCGGCAGCCTCCTTCGCTCCCGGCGCTGTGACGCGGATGGTGAGGGCGTTGGCCATCAGGCAGCCTTACGGCGCTTGGCGGCCGCCAGCTGGCGCTTGATCTGGCGATTGGCCGGGCCTGGCGGGATGAGATGGTCGACAACATCGGGCACCACGGTCAGGCCCGCTGGTGCCTCCACAGGCTCTGCTGCGGCGAGACTGTCCTGCCACTGGCCGATGATCTCGAACAGGAGGTCGTTCGGAATGCGTCGCCAGGCATCGGCAGTGGGCGGGATCGGCCCGTGATGGTCGCCCAGATCCCAGATCGGCTGCGCCTCGTAGAGGAAGAACTGGAACAGAGTGCGCAGCGCCTTGTATTCGTCCTCTGGCGACTTAGCGCCAACGAAACTAGCGCCCAGGTTCGCGGCCTCGACCTGAACGGCCCACGAACGGACGCGCTCAACCTCGACAGATGGTCCGCCGAGGTCAAGCGCAATCCGCGCGCCGGGAACTTGGTACACCCTGAACTATGTCCAGGCGACGGCAGTGCCCGATGACAGCTGCCAAGGCGCTGTGACCGTTATGTTGCCGTCATTAGCGATAGCAAGGCCATAGCTGGTCGTGATCGCCGTGAACGTTGCGGTAGCCACTCCACCGAAGTTGATAATGAACGTCTTGCTCCCCGGCGTCTTCAGCGTCGCGTGTGAGCGCGCCGAGTCGACGTTGAACGCGCACGTCACCGTGCCGGTGCAATCTGCGCGCAGCAGAAGCCGCTCAACGGCGCTCTTATCGAGTCCCGTGATCTCTGCCGTGCCATAAGGCGTATCGAACTGCAACGACATAACGTCGTTGCTGATGTTGTTGGAGGCGATCGTGACCGTGGTCGTGATCGCCGAGATCTTGCCTGCCATTTCTTACTCCTACGCTGGGCCGGTTTCCGTATACCGGACAAAGTTGACGGCGATCACCGCCGCGCCATGTGTTCCCGTGCCCGTGATGCGCACGTATTGGCGGATGGTGTCCGCCAGTCCTGTCTGCAATCGCTCCACCGTCGGCCCGGTCGCGCCCGTGAACGTGAGTCCCGAGACATCGGTGAAGCTCGAGTTGTCGTCGCTGTCCTGGACCTTGAAGACGGCCGTGCCAGAGGCGACCGAGAAAACGTGCAGGTATGCCGCCGCGCCGAAGAGCGTCGACGTGTCACCAAGGTCGATGGCCGTGCCATTGACGGTGCCCGTGGCGAAGGATTGCTTACCAGCCGTCAGCATCTCGCCCCATTCGAGGCCTTTGCCGTTGGCCTGAAGGTTGATCGTCGCGCTCAACCTTGCGGCGTTGTCGATGCCGAGGTCGTAGCTGACTTGCTTGGCGAACATCGAAGCCATCGCGGAGTCCAGCGCCGGAGTACCGATAACGACTGAGGCGAGGACGTCCGTTGTTGGCGCTGCCGAGAAAGTCAGATGAGATTGACCAGCGTCGTCGTTGAAGAACGCTGCGAACTGAATCGCACCGTCCTTACGGCCAGGGATCCTCTCCATGCCAGTCGCATTGAGCGCCGTGACGTCGAACGTATCCAGCAACGACCCCAGGTTGGAGATCGAGCCTACGTCGCCCGATAGATCATTTGATCCGACATAGCAGTTGGAACCGATTGCACTTATTTTTCCGCTCATCTATTGACCTCACGGCGCATAGGAAGACTCGACGTAATCAATGCCGACCTCGAACTGGAGGCGGTCGAACTGCGCACCGCTCACGACGACACGCTCGACTCTCGCGGGTGCGAGCTCTAGCACCTTGCAGTGCCCGCCGAGCGTGAAGTCGCCGTCGACACGGCTGCGGTAATCGACGGCGAAGGCAGCCATCTCGCCCTCTGCCACGCGGTTCCTCTTGGCCGCGGTCTCTGGCGCCGGCCAGAAGGCGTCGACAAGAACGGCCTGCGCGATGAGCTCCGCGTCGAGCACGCGCCGGCCGAAGAAGATCGGGTCACGCTCGCCGCCGTAGTAGATGCGAATGCAGCGGCCGCGAGGCGGGGAAGAGCCGACCACGACATCCTTGAAGTCGGAGCTGATCGCCGTCGCTGCGGCGGCGGCGTGGACCTGGAGCGCATCCATGACATCGAGCAGGCTCAATCGAGACCCTTGGTCAGGTTGGCCGAGGTCACGGCGTTGTAGTCGCGGATGCTCGACTTGATCTTGCGCACGCCGTGGATGCGCCCTTCGACCACTGAACCCGCAGCCTCAACTGCCATTGCCTGCTTGGCGTCGAGACCCTGCGTCGAGACCTGGACGACCGCCGCGCTCACCCAGCGCGTACCCGCCAACGATTGAACGCGACCGATGACGTGGTCGGCCACGCGGTCCTTGGTGACGCTCACGAGCTGGCGCTTGTTCGAGTTGATGAGCATGTCGGTGCGCAGCGCGCGCTGGCCCTCGACGGCGACGCCGAGAAACATCATGCGCATGTTCTGGAGCATCGTTTCGCCGGGATTGGCCGCTTGGAAGAATGGCCCGCTGAAGTCGATGCCGACCAGCTGGCTCTTAACGCTGGTCATGGCAGGCGCAGCCGGTAGTTCCAGATCGTCTCGCGCTCGCTGTTCATGATCATCAGCGGCGGGAGAATCGGTGAGCCGCTCTCATCGGTGCCCTGGCCGCCCTGCGCGCGGGCGTTCCAGCTGCGCTGCGCAATCGCGATGGCCACCCGGGTCAGGTCATCGGGGATCGCCGTCCAGCCCGCTGTCGCGGTGATGCGCACCGTTCCGCGGCCGGCCGGGAAGCGGTAGTACGTTCCCACTGGCCTATCGGAGAGGACGAGCCACTGATAAGGGCCGATGATGCCGCGTCGGTCACGCAGGAAGTAGTCGGCCGAGTCGATCGTCTCGAACGCTGCGCCGCTGTACGGCGCGAACTCCAGCAGCGTGATCGCGCGCAGCCCGCCGATGCTCATCGTCGCGGCACCGATCGGCAGTGGCGTGTACAGCCGCGTCAGGCCGAAGGTGCGCGCGTTGAGCCCGATGCGCAGGATGTTGTAGAGCGGCGCGTTCAGCCCGATCGGGCCGTCGACGTCGTACAGGTACGTCGCGGATGAGATCGGGCAGATAGGCTGCTTGGTCTCCGTCTCGATCGCCTGGTTGACGCGATCGCAGATCAGCCCGAGCTCCGTGTCGTCGTCGGAGTCGGTCGTGCCGATGTGCGCCTTGAGCAGCGCAGTAGTGACGTAGCTGCCCGTGGCCGTGGCTGTCATCGGGACAATCCTCTAATCGCGCAGGGTGCAGTAAAAGCGCGGAAACCGGACATCAATCCGCCAACTTCTGCCATCTACCCAGCGTTCGCTCCGAGATGCCAAGGTGTTCGGCGATCTGGGCGTTCGTGGCGTCGGCGCCGAGCTCCTTGCGCGCCAGCCGGAGTCGCGGACGGATCTGCCCTGCGTCGAGTTTGGGCCGTCCACTTTCCTGGTCCTTGGTCGCTAGCGGCGGTTCGTCGCCACGCTGAGTCCACGGCAGAGCCGGGTCACGCCCGCAATGCGAGCACAGACCCGGCTCAGTGGCACTTGCGCACCAGCCGCAGACGATCACGCGAGGCTGGGGCCTAGCTCGTCTTAAGCCAGATATTCGTCCCGTCAGCCGTCGTATCCAGGACTGATCCGCCCGACGTGGCGGCGTGCTGGAAGTAGGTAACGGTCGGAGTCTTGACGTAGGCCGTCGTATCGACAGATACGCCTGCGACGCCCGACGCGGACTTGTACAGGAGCTTGATGGTGTCACCGTCCTGGACACCGGCTACGCCTGTAGTGGCGCAGACGTCGATGTCTTCGGCGGTGCCTCCGGTGTAGTCGTGAGCACCCACGATGATGTTCGGGATGATCGCGAGGTTCACCAAGTCGGCGATGCCGCGACCCTTGAGGAAGGCGGCGCTGCCGTCTGCCGTGTTGGTGCTGATCGTCGCCAGGGCGGCGTCCGAGTAAAGCTCGAACGTCGATGAGCTCTTGTACTTGACGTACCAGCGCGTTCCGACGCCACCGACGACGGCGCCCATTGCCGATTGGTACAGGCAATAAACGATGTCACCACTGACAAGGCCGTGCGCCGTCAGCGTCCATAGCTGCTCGGATACGCCGCCGGTGTAGTCACCGGAGGCGTACTTGACGTTGGCTGAGGTCGCGTAGTCCGTCGCGCGGTCGAACATTCCGGCCGCGGTCAGGTTGCTCGCCGGAGCGGGCAGGTTAGGGGTTGGCATTTCTGCGGTCTCCTTTCGCTTCTATCGCTTAGGAGGCTGCGTCAGCGGTAACGCTGGTGTAGTCGGAGACGCTGTAAGCGTTGGCGTCCTGGACGTTGGAGTCGGCCCGCGCCCATGCGTGGTAAGCGACCTGTCGCGACTTGATCGCGGTGTACGGATCGACGTCGATCTGCACGCCACGGACGTAGCGGATGATGAAGCCGCGCTTCATGTCACCGAATGCCACGTTTGTGCCGGCTGCCTGATCGAGGTAGACCGGATACCCGAGGAGTGAGCCGGAAGGCCCGGCCGCTCCGCTCGAGTTTGCGGCGGGGATGAACAACGGGCGACCGTTGCCGTCGACTGAGCCGAGCACCTTGGCGAGGTTGGTGTCCGACATCAGCCACGAAACATCGCCGTCGATGTTGTCGTCGCGGTATGCCTGATCGACCTGGAAGAAGTGCTCTTGCACCGCCGCGAAGAAGGTCGTCGCGGTCATCACGTCAGCGGACTTGGCGAACAAGCCCAGCGGCTCATTCGATCCGGTTCCGTTGGCGAACTCTGCGGCCATCTTGCGACCGAGACGTTCAGCGAGACGATCGCTGATGAAGTTCTCTAGCGGGATGGCCGAGTCCTGGAGCAGTTCCTTGGAGACGAGCAGGGGCAGATTGCCCGTGCCTGTCGCGTCGAAGCTGTACGCACCGAGCGTGACCGACCCGAAGACCAGATCGGCGCCGCCGCCGCTGGCGGCTGAGCCTTCCGTCGCGATGACTGCGCTGTTTGCGGTGTCATCCACTGACGGCCAGCGGAGTGGCTGCCCGTCTCCGGTGGTGATCGAATCGGCGAGCTTCTGCACGCCACCAAACGCCTTCATCCGAACCACGATGCGGTTCAGGAAGCCATCCGGGACGCTGTAGCCGCCCTGCGTGCCGTCGCCGGCGATCGCCTGGGCGAACTGCGCCATGTTTTCCCTGTCGCCGGTGCGCAGGTACTTGTTGAACGCTGCGGCGTAGTCGTCAGAGGCGTACAGACCGGCCTCGGGAGCCTTGGGCGTGCGGCCCATCCGCGCGTTGTGCGCGAACTCCATGCGCTCGATCCGCGCCTTGTCGACTGTTTCCTTGTGCTTGCGCTCGGACAGAACCTGCGCGAAGCCCTCGTAGCGATCGAGGATGTCGCCCGACATGTTGCCCTTCGATGAGTCGAAGATGCCGTCCATCTGGGCGACGATCTGCTCGGTCGGAAG